CAAAACTCAAAACTCAAAACTCAAAACTCAAAACTCAAAACTCAAAACTCAAAACTCAAAACTCAAAACTCAAAACTCAAAACTCAAAACTTTTAACTATGACTTTCGCAGCCCTTCAAGACTTCTATTTCAAAGTAAGTCAAAACATATTAGACCAGATTACAGAGGCACAAAACACGCTGGTAGATGACGCTGAGGCACAAGCTATAGCATTGATTAAAGATGCTTTAGACCAAAAATACGACATGCAAACAGAGTTTGCCAAAACAGGCACAGACCGAAATCTAAACCTGCTCCGGTGGGTACTCAACCTTTCGGTGTACTTTCTATACCAGCGCGTACCCGACGACCAAGTACCTGAAAGAGTAGTTAAAGACTACGACGATACACGAGACGAGATAAAGCTAATAGAGCAAGGCAAAAGAAATACAGCTTTTGCAAGATACATAATCACAGATACCAACATCGTAAAAACAAACTTTCGTTGGGGGTCTGAATCAAAACGTACTCATTTTTAAGAATATGAACATACTCAACTTTTTTAAGAAAAAACCAAAAGGAGCAGCAATTCCCGGCAGCGTTCAATCCCTGTTTGAACCTGCCGGCGTATTGCCAATGGCACAACTCGCCAAAGACAAAAAAAACGTATATCAATCCCTACAGCTCCGTAGAATCAATGCACCCAGAGTAGAACTCGAAATGAGTAAATTCAAAGCTGCATTGGTTATGGCTCGGTCAGTCGACAATCCGGATCGCAGACTATTACTCGCTTTTTACGATGAGCTTACCAAAGATGCTCACCTGACATCACAGTTGAGAACTGCCATTTATACGGTTACACAGTCTAAGTTTCAGATTCAAAACCAAACCGAAACTCCACAACCGGAGTTACACAAACTATTTGAAACTACATGGTTTCTCAAACTCCTCGAAATGTTATGTGATGCCGAGTTTTACGGTCATTCACTTATTGAGTTTCACACCGAAAACTCCGAAATCAAAGATGTAGTACTGATTCCAAGAAATCATGTTTGTCCCGAATTGGGATTCCTCGCGTTTATTCCCGGTGAAAAAAAAGGCATTACCTATAGAGACGCTCTCTACGATTTAGACCTGCTCGAAACCAATGATTTTCTAAACCTTGGACTGCTCGAAATTGCAGCTCGTGAAGTGATTTGGAAAACCTACAGCCGTTCGGATTGGAGCCGAGCATCCGAAAAATTCGGTATGCCACTACTCGCCATCAAAACCAACGCATCAAGCGAAAAGGAAGTCGACAAGATGCAAGACATGGCTGAAAACTTTGGCTCAAACGGATACGTTATCATCGACAAAAACGACGATGTAACCATGAATACACTATCTGCAACAGACAACTTTTACAAATCCTATCTCGAACTTTCCAACCTTTGCGACAGCAACATTTCCAAACTCATAAACGGTCAAACCATGACCGCCGACAATGGCACTTTGCGACAGCAACATTTCCAAACTCATAAACGGTCAAACCATGACCGCCGACAATGGCAGTTCTTATGCTCAAGCAAACGTACACGAACGTATCCTAAACAACTATACAAGAGCAAGGGTACAAAAAATTCAAAACTGGATAAACGACACCCTATTCCCATACATGACAAACGTAGGATACAAACTCGCCGACAACAAATTTGTATTCCAAGACATCATAGACTGGTACGCAGACAAACCCGAACAAACCGAATTACAAATGCCAAAAGCATTAAAAAAAAAACTAAATACCATAAACCAACTCTATCGTTAAACCGAAATACCAAACAATTATCAATTATCAATTATCAATTATCAATTCAAGACGACCTATTAAACCAATATTTAAACGCCATTGAAAACCTATACAACCAAGCCAAACAAACAGAACAAAACCCCGACACCCAACAAATCTTAGACTCAGCATCAGAACTAATCACATCGGTTGCCACAGAACTATCCTCTGCCATCAGTACTGGCATAGCATTGAATCCCGAATACACACCATCGCCGGAGTTTATATCCAAACTCACCAAAGATGTTTGGGTGTTCTCAGCTTTCAAAGAATACGACCTGCTCCGAACTGCCACCAATCTACTATACGATACCAACGGAAAACTGCAACCCTACTACAAATTTCGTGATGCTGTATTAGATTTGCATGCAACCTACAATCGGCAGTATCTCAAATCAGAATACCAACACGCTGTAGGTAGTAGTCTTATGGCAAGCAAATGGAAACAATATGAGCAGGACGGAGACCGATACTATTTGCAGTACAGAACTGCAAGAGACGAGAGAGTAAGGCTATCGCACCAAACACTTGACAAAGTAGTACAACCCATAGACTCACCGTTTTGGGACAACTTCTATCCGCCCAACGGCTGGAGATGCAGATGCAACGTAGTACAAGTTTTGAAGTCGAAATACAAACCCAGCGACCTCACAGAATCACTCGCAGCCGGAGAAGAATCCCTAACTGTCAGAAACGCCGACAAATCAATCAATCAAAAAGCAACCGAACGCAACCAAATGTTCAAATTCAACCCGGGCAAACAAGCTGCGATATTTCCAAACAATCACCCGTACTACAAAGTACAGCAACGAGAGTTCGACAACATCAAAAACTTTGCAAACCTTCAGTATTTAGACAAAATAAGGCAAGAGTACAAAACAATGTACGGTACAGATTGGAGCGATAAATTCACTCTGGCAGAGTCGTTTGATATACCCGAAAACTTAAATTTAACAGATAAAATTTCGTACATTGCAAAACAAATTGTAAATTTGCAAAATGAAGTTGCTTTTGTACTCGAAGACAACGGCAGACTGATTGCAAGATTGACAGGTGTAAAACAAGATGTAGATTCAAATAAACTAAATCTCAATTTTACCAACCTTACAATCATACACAATCACCCAACAGCACGTAATTTAAGTTTATTGGATATAAAATTTACATTAATAAACAAAGTAAAAAAAATGATTGCTACAATCAATTCCACTAATCAAATGCGATATATTGAAATGCCAATTGGGGGCTGGAATAGTTTTCAAGAGTTTGTCAGTAAAATCGACAACTGGGTTGACAATGATATTAAATTCAACTACGAAACTGAATTATTCAATTTTTTCAATTTACAAATTAAAACAACGGATATATGACAAACTTGGAAAAAAGGAAAAAAGAAATCAAAGCTCTTTTAACAGGGAATACATCAATGATGGACGATTCAAAATTACAAGAGAAATTAAACGACATCTATGAAAAACATCCTGTACCTAAAGAGCAAGATTTTAAAATTGACATCAGTCGTACCGAAAACAACACCCCAAATACAAACAGCAATGAATAACATTTTTGACAAACTAAACAAAAAGTTTGAGGACATTGATTTTCAATTGTTTATCCAAAAACAAAACCAGCAGGAGCGATTCTCGTGGGCAGAGAATGCTGTAGGCATTTGCAAAAAAGCACTTGAACCTTACGATACGTATTTCAAAGGCAAAGACTTTGTTATCGATTCGTACTTCAACAAACATTATTTTCGTTTCAAAGTTTCGGATACCAAACACAACCGGATACCCGATTTTGAGTTTGGCATTTCGGAAGGCAAAGACAAACTGCCTATTTTCTACTTCAACACACAAAACAAACAAATAAGCACACTTGTACCCGACATATCCCTAACATCAGAATCCTTTTTACTTTGGTTAGACAACGCCCTACAACAAGCAATAGACTTGTAAACCTCCGTTTGGCAGAGGCTCCAGCCTCCGTTTGGCTGAGGCTCCAGCCTCAGTCAGACTATCAATCAAGGCTCTGCCTTGAGTACCAAAACAAAAAAAGCCACCCAAAACAGGTGGCTTTTTTATTAGACATATATTAGTGTACAGTTTCCGGTAGGGCTTGTATCAGTCGTTTCAGGTCAAACAGCATACCTATTTCGTTGACCAGTCCCCATTCCTCTACCACGCCGTTTTTAACAGACGTTTCTATCAACCGCTCTATTTTCTCAATTATATTGCTTTTGTGGTCTATATCCATAAAATTTTGAATAGCAATAACCACCTCCGGACTCATGTTTGTTTGCGGTTTTCATTACTCAACTCCTCCCATTTTTATGTTCAAATCATGTACAAACGATTGGGCTTGTTCCCATAGTTTCTTTCTTAGTTTGGGATTGCCTACCTCGATGATGCTGTTTTGTATTTCATTGGGGAGTTTTATTTCTGTTTGTTCTACGATATTGCTTATTACAAAACTCGTTTGTACCGGACGTGTCCAGTTTTCTTGCTTGCTCCATGCACTTACCGTTTTTTCGCTTATGCCAAGTATTTCGCTTATGCCTTTTTGGCTTATGCTTTTGTTGTACAATCTACGGGCTACAAGCCGTTTCTCTTCTGACTTCAATACTACCGGAAGCCAATTTACTTGTACGGTTTCTTGTAGTTCTACTTTACCGGTTGTTAGTAGTTCCTTTATCCTGTCATTGCACCAGATGCCAAATCTTGGATTAAGCCACCTCGCAAATTCCATTGCCAAGTCCTCGTGCATCCATGTACCTTGCCCATGTGGGTTACCACCCTTCCTAACTATCAATAAATCAGCCGTACTGCATTTCCGCACATCGCTTAGAGTGTCGATAAAATCTTTTGCATTTTCAGTCCTTAACCACTGTATAGGCTGTTTGCTGTCGCCAAAAGGCTTTGCCATTTCAGTGGCATTTACCAACATGGTTTGCTGGTTTACTTCGAAGGTAACATCGTTACCCTCATACTTCATTACTTTGAAGTTCTCTTTTACTGTTGACATAGTAAATAAAATTTAAAAATGAATAAAAAAGGGCGGTCGCCGTCAACAGTTCCAAGTAAATGGAGAGAGTAGGGACTTACACCCATGCGCCGCCCAGTATCTATATTGGGGGAGAGTTCCTTATAAATGTGTGTGAATTTCATAAACTTGTAAAACTGTTGACATCACAAAAATAAGAACAATATTTGATTTACCAAAAAAAAATTAAATAACTTTTCTAACTATCTCTAAATCAGCCGAAGTGATTTTAATCACATCGCAAATAAAACTCTCGCCATAGAGGCGTAAAGTCTGATAATCAATTCTATAACTTACTGATATTCTAGGTACTCATTTTTGAGTAAGGGTGTTACAAATAGCAACACCCTTTCTTAATCACCGTTGCATTTTGCAACGGTAGTTTTTAGTTTTACTAAAATTTCAGTAAAACTAATACCCTTTCAAAACAGTTTCAATATATTTGACAATCTCCGCCTCCAACACCGGATGCGCCCCTACAAACTGCCTACGGGGCATTACTATTTTGTGAGGTCGGGTACGAGGGTAGTTCTTACCCGCAGCGGAGCGATTGCTTACCCAAATAGCTTTACCGTTTTTCTTTACAAACGCAGTACCACCCGGGTGATTTATCTCGCCACCTTCGTTGTGAATAGACGCATAAGGCACATCGGACGAGAAACGAATAGTACCACCCTGTACAGAGTACCGAATACTACGACGCAGGTTTCCGGTTTGCAGCAGGGTACTACCCTGTTTACGCTCACCTATCCGGTACCGTTCCACACGTTTAGACTCAGCCCAACCATCGCCAAAAAATCCCTGACGTTCAAAATTGGTATCAAACTCATCCGCAGCCAGTACCGCCACATCTTTAGGCAGGTCGCCCACCATCACTGCCACACGTTTTAAATACGATTGAAACTCACTTGCATTCATATTGTTTTGTTCTTTAAATTTCAAACAAAATTGCTAAGCGGCTCAAGCCGCTAAGCAATTCTTTCACATCTTTCGTTCTTTCGCTCTTTCGCTCCTTCGTTCTTTCGCTCCTTCGTTCTTTCGCTCTTTCGCTCCTTCGTTCTTTCGCACCTTCTACCTTTTATAGTAACACAACCTATCAAGGTCTTGTATCGTAGTACCCTTTCGAAACGCTTTGCCTTCAGCTATCAAGTTTTTCAGTTCCTTACGAAAATAGATTTTAAACTTGTTTTTCACATAAAAAACCATCACCTGTTTACCCGAAGTCAATCGGAGACGAATCGCTTTGCGTATTGCCCATGCCAACCTTTTGTTGAACCACCAAAGGGCTATTTGTTGCATTAGTCTTCGCATAGGGCATCGTATTCATCATCGTTGTACTCCAACTCCGGTAGGGTAGCAATTTCCAAGCCCAGCGAAATAGCTATATTATTTTCCAACATAGCCCCTTTGCTATTCATAAAACCCGGTAGCAATACAATAGCATCGCAATGTACCAGCTCTTTGATACACTCTCGCATATACGACAGCCACGATTTATCATGGTCGTCCGGAAGTTCCATCGGGTTAATCACGCGCCATCCCTCACGTTCGCAGATAGCTTTTGCATTGGCAAAATTCTCTTTTGCCACCTCTGTAGGCAGTCCGCTTATGGGACCGGCCAGATACACTGTTTTCACTTTACTTTCACTCATCACTTTCAATTGTTAATTGTTATTATTAATTATCCATTCTTTCAATCCTTCGTTCCTTCGTTCCTTCGTTCCTTCGTTCCTTCGTTCCTTCGTTCCTTCGTTCCTTCGTTCCTTCGTTCCTTCGTTCCTTCGTTCC